ATTTGCCTAAAAGGAAAGGACGGCGGAAAAAAAATATACTTTGGCGTCGAACACTTTTGAAGCATGTGGAACAATAATAATATAACCTTGAACATAATTATTTTGTCATAAATAGAGAGAATCTGTTATTATTTATTATTTTTTTTATTATAATTGACGCTTTCTCTCTATTTATACTATATTATATATATTTTGTGTAGGGTGTATAGTATGTATAGTTATTATATTAATACAAATACAAATAGAAATATAAAATAAATATATTATATATATATTACTTTAATTAAAAATCAACCTACCTTACACACTATTTTTTTATTATATTGCAAACAATTTTTTATTTTTTTTTTCCAAAATATTTTTTTTTATATTTTCCAAAAAATTGAAATTTAAAATTTTTTAAAAATAATAACAACAACAACAACTATATATTATGGCGACCACAAATGATTTAACCGAGGCCGTAAAAGAAATTGTTACAACTTATATTAAACCAAAATATGAAAAAGCAATGGTTAGACATTGGAAAAATAAATATAATGATGTTATGGACGAACTAATTAAAGAAAGCAATATTGAACGCCATTATAAAATATTGCATAAACAAAAATACAGAGATGTTATTACTTCGCTTCCTATGAAATGTTGGTGTGGAAAAAATATAATATTCCTTTGGGATTGTGATACTTGCTTTTATGATGGAGAAAAAAGTGATACTGACGACGACGCATTTTAATTAGTTAATAATTGCGACCCAAAATAAATAATAAAATATTTAATTAATATATATGGAAAAAACAAAACTATACCAAGGAATAGCCGTAGATTATAACTTTATTTATGTAATTTGTCCAAACAAAACTTGCAAACATCATATACACAAGTATCCATCTTTTTTAAATATCGAGGATCGAAATGAAATAGTAAAATCTATATGTAAAGTTGATAATGAAAAAAAAGTATGTGTAAGAATTGATGAAACGTCATGTCGCGTTACATTGACTTACTATCCAAATAAATCTATAACTATTTCAAAGAGGAAATTCAATCAACAAAAACGAGAATTTGAACCAAGCGAGGTTGCTGAAGGCAATATAAAAGTTAGACATGGGGATTTTATTGTTAAATTTAAATAATTTTTTTACATTTTTTAGTTTTTTGATGTCTTTTTAAATAATATTTTCTAATTACAGAATTGCAAATGGAACATTTAATTTTATCTTTTTTATAATAATTATTCCAAAAATTATTATCTTTTTTTTTTTTTCTTGTTTTATTTTTTTCATACCATTCGTGAACATATTTTTTATTATTAGTAAAAGCATTAATTATATTTAGTCCATTATTAACACTATCATATTTATCAATATAAAATTGTTCTACCAATCTTTGTATTTTATTAGAACATTCTTTTTTATAACAAAATAAAATTTCCAATTCAATATTTATCTTTTTCTCTCTAATGTAATGATATAAAGGTATATCATAATCTCTTGAATTTTTATTATAATAACTGTGTTTATGCTGATTTATTCTATGTTTAATATCATTTGTAGAACCAATATAATTTAGATTTTTTATTTTGTAAATATAAAACATTTTTATAATAAAATAATAAATTGAATTTTATCTAAATCAATTTAGTATAAAACAACTTAAAAAAATATTACTATTAAGTATTATATAATGGAACAATATTTAATTCAAAGGCCCTCACTTAAAGAAGGAACTAAAAAATCACATGAAAAAAGATATAATGACATGTTAAATTATTTAAAACAAACAAATAATATTGAAAAGATTGATATTGATATTATTAATAATGAAATATATAGTGATTTAATTAAAGAATATATTAATACAAAATCTCTTCCTTCTCGTTGTCCATATATTTCAACTATCCAATTTATTATATCTCCAATTAGGGGCAGACCTATTAACAAAAATATACAGTTATATGAGTATTGGAAAAAATATTTTTATGATACAGATAATAAATATAGGAGTAAACAAGCAAATCAAATTAAGACAGACAAGCAAAAAAAGAAATGGCTAGAATGGGAAATTATTTTAAAATTTAGAAAAAATTTAAAAAAAAGTTTTAGAAAAAAAAAAATTAATATTTTGCTTAAAAGTAAATATAAAAAAAATATTGATGATATTAATATAAAAGTAGATATTATTAAATTAATTACAGACAACTTTTTCCAATTTCAATATTATTTAATGCTTTGTATGCATACTTATATCGAACCAGTTAGAACAGAATACAGCGAAATGATTATTTGTAGTTGGGATTATTATAGAAATTTAAATCACGAAGAAACTTATATTAATACTTATTTAATTAATAACAAAAGAAAAACAAAAAAAATTGTTTTTGGTAAAAATGCAAGAAAAAATAAAATGAAAAAAAATTTAATTATTGAATTACCAAAAGAATTATGTTCAATTATTAATACTTTTATTGATATGCGAAATATTTTATTTAATTTTACAACAAAAGATAGTGATACTATTCCACTATTTTATAAACATACAAGATTTCCAAATAAATGTGGTAATGATTTAAGTTATGGTATGGAACCAAATTTATATTCTAAAAATTTTATTAGTTTTATGGACAGAAATTTAGGTAAAAAAATTGGTGTGTCTTTATTGAGAACCATTTATACTTCATACGACAGACGAGGAGAAAAATCGTTAGAGGATAAAAAAAAAACTTGTCTAATTATGAACCATTCACCAAATACACAAGAATTATATTATTTAAAGCATGATTAATAAATATACTAATAAAAACTATTTAAATATAAACACTTAATAATAGTAACAGAATATGAAAAAACTTTATTTTACAAAAGAAGAAAAGAAAAAAGCAAGGAAAAAATGGAATAAAGCATATTACGAACGACGAAAAATATTAATTGAAACAGCAAAAAGGATAATTGAAGAGCAAGAGAAAAAACAATCAATAACATTATAAATTCTAGAATATAATAAACAAATAAATTTTTTTTATTTATTATATATAAAATGAAAGTTGTATTTAGCACCGCAAAGCAAAAAGGAAAAAAGATGCAAGCAGTATTTTTTGAAAAGGGTAAAGATGGAAAAATGAAAAAAAAGAAAACAGTTGCATTCGGTGCAACTGGATATTTAGATTGGACTGCTGGTGCTACAAAAGAACAAAGGGATAGATATAGAAAAAGACATACTAATAGTAGAGAAGATCATAATAATCCAATGACGGCTGGAAGTTTAAGTTTTTTTATCCTATGGGGGTCATCAAAATCAAAACAAGCAAATATTAGAGCATTTAAAAGGAAATTTAATTTGTCGTAAATTGATTTAAAGATTGCTGGATAAATTATTATATAAAAATGGAACAATTTATCCCCATTAAAAATTATGAAACTTATGGTATTAATAAACTCGGCGAATGTTATGATTTTAGAAAAGGAGAGAAAATGAACTTATATGATAATGGACACGGATATTTATGTATTGCTGTTCGTAATCCGCAAGGGTGGAATAAACTGGAAATTCATAGACTAATAGGAACACATTTTATACCAAATCCAAATAATTATCTAACAATAGACCATATTGATAGAAATAAAAAAAATAATCACATAGATAATTTAAGATGGGCAAATATGACGACGCAATCAAATAATAGAGGTAATTGGAATAAGAAAACTGGTTATAAATATATTGCTTTTGAAGATTTAAAAACAAAAAAAAATCCTTATAGTTGTTGGCGTTTTCAAGTAAGAAGCAAATTATTCGGCACACATTCTAAACGATTTAAAACAGATAAATATGACCTATTAGATGCTGTAAAATACAGAGATGAGTATTTTAGTAAATATAATATTATTATTGAGGATTAATTTTATAAGTCAATTTTTTGAAAATATATTATTTTTTAATATTTTAATAATATATAATGCCAATTTTAAATACAAAAAATAATAGAATATCATCACAGAATGGTATTTTAAAAGATTTACAACCATTAAAAAATGAAATAAAAAAATTAACTCTTGCGATTGTAGAATGCAAAGGCAATATTAGTAAAATAAAGAGAGATTTAGACGCTTTTGCAGAAGTTAAAAATAAATTAGATACATTTGTTAGTTACACAGATAAAAAACGAGTTAATAATTGTATTAAAGATTTAACAAATATTAAAAAACAAATAAACATGTCAAAGACATCAAAGATATTTAAAGAAATTACAACAATAAAAGAACGTGTTGGATCTGTTGAAGATTTGGAAGAACGATTAAATAAACTAGAAGGTATAGTAGATTCTCTCTTTGAAGACAAGGAATCATCATCAGAAGAAGAAGAAGAAGAAACAATAAAAGAAGAAGATTAAATTTTTTTATTTACTTATATTAAATATGTCTGATAATTTACACACATTTAACGATGAAGTATTGGAACAAGATGAAATGTTGGCGGATTTGACCGCTTTAACTGCAACGGTAAATACAAATACTGGAAATATAACAACAATTAATAATTTAAATATTGCTAATAAATTTGCTGGTTCTGTTAGTAGTGGATTAAAAACTTTAATAGAAGGCAATGATACAGATATAACAAATATTCAAACTAAAACGGATTTTATATCTGTTTCACAAGCGGTAGATTTAGATACAATGGAAACAAATATAGCAACCAATAACGCAAAAAATAGTTATCCAAGCGGAGATGCAACAAAGGTTGGAAGGATTACAATAGATGGAAATTTAAATTTATCAACGATGTCTTCAAATATAACAACAAATACAAATGGAATTGATGCAATTGAACTTAAAACAGATAATATAACATGCACACAAGCCGTAAATTTAGATACTATGGAAAGTGATATAACAACTAATAATGCAAAAGTAGGAATAACAACACAACAAGCGAGTGATATAGTAACTAATAATGCAAAAGTAGGAATAACAACACAACAAGCGAGTGATATTACAACTAATAATGCAAAAGTAGGCATCACACCAAGTCAATCAAGTATTATAACGCAAAATTCAAATAAACTAAATATGACTGTTAGTTCAGCGATGAAAACCGCCGTTGATGGAAATAGTAGTAGTATAACAACGCTTAACACTGCGTATCCAAGAAATACAATTATCGCTTGGTTATTTAATCAAACTGGTAATATATTTTATGACGGCAATATTACACTTAACTGGGACGCAACCAATAGACAATTAAGATTTTCAATAGTAAATATTGCTTCTAACCAATATATGACCGGCGGTGTCACAATAACAAAACCTACATCTCAAGGAATACAAATTAGTAATTATTTATCGTTAGGTATTTCCACGGCTTTCAAATATTTTACCAGTCCGCAAATTCCAGCCAGTAGTTCATACCTTAACAGCACATATAATTTGGCGAGTTATACCAGAGCAGTCTATTGGCTTCAACCATTTTCATTAAGCACTTTTCCAACATATGAAATTAAAATATTTTCTGGAAGCACGGCAAGTTATATGAAAATTCATATCAAAAAGTATAACAATTAAATTTTATTTAGACCTTTTTTTTTATATTTTCATATATTATAATGACTGACCTAAACGAAATAGACCGATGGGTGATATTCCACAACAATGAATTGTTATTTTTTACAGAAGACGAACAATTTGCGAATTTTAATGATATTGCTGAAGAAGACAGACCGAATTGCGAGATGTTAAAAAATATAGAAGGATTTACTGGACAGCAATTAGTTAGATTAATTGTTGATGGAAGCGGAAATAAAATTCCAGAATTATTTGATTTTGTTATACCTAAACCATTTTAATTATTTTTTTTGTTTTTATAATATTTTATTATATTATATTATAATGTCAAATAATGCACACGGACTAGACGAAGAAGAAGTTGAACAAGATGAAATGAAAGCAAAACTTGATTTAATTACAATTACTTCTTCAAAAAATTTAGATGATATGAATAATTCTATTATAGCAAATACAACCGTTAATAATACACAATCCGCTCAATTAGATATGACGGCAACAAGCACATTAAGAACATATGCAGAAGCAACAAGAACAACTGCAACAAATAATGCATCGGCAATTGCTGGATTAACAAGTGGATTATTTTCTGATGCTATTAAATTTACAATCAATGGTAGTTATGCTTATACTGCTGGTGGAGGAAATAGTGGTTCTGCTCAAAGCACCACATTACCTCTTACAACAACACCAAGGAGATTTATATTAGTTTCAAGCGATACTTATAGCTCTAATATTACATTAAGCGATAATAATACCACTTTTAGACCAAACGAAAGCGGAACTTATTTATCAATTATTTCAGCGGAATTTTATGATAATAGTGCTGATACAAAATTAGCACAATTAGAATTAATAGAAAAGATGGGGAGCAGTGAATCCTCAAAGCAAATAATAAGAAATAATTTTACCGGCAGTTCTACTTCTTTTGAATATGGTAGACTAAACAATACTGCAATTGTTACATTAGATAGTAGTAAAGACTATTGGTATAAAGCAGTAGGTTCAGCCAACGGCGGAACTATAAATGCTTTTTCAACAGCAACTGCCTTCACATTAATTAAAATATCAAAAAGTTTTTAAACATGTTTTACATTTTCCATTATTAATTCTGTTTTATTTACAAAATTAATAATACTATTTAAATCATAAAAATATTTTGAACTCATAAGAGTTTGACCATTCATAACATAAACTTTAAAAATATGTTTATTTGAAATACCAATTGTTTTTAAAATATCAATAATATATTCTTTGCTTTTTGTTTTGGGTATCTGTAAATTTCCGTTGAAGTATTCTATATAATAATAATCACAATCTAATTCTAATTTTATATATAGCTTATAACACCAAAAACTTCTTTTTTTTATTATAAAATAATAGTTAAATGGTTGTTGTCTTGCTACAGCAATTGGGAGGCAGAGTGGAGAAGGTGCGGATGGAGAAGTATAATTTTTATTATCCATATATATAACCCATGTTAAATAAATTAAATAAAGATTTATTAAAATATATTGATGAATTTGTTAATCCAACTGACGACCAATTAGAAATATATAAAATGAACCATTACGTAGATGGATATTATAAAGTAATAGAAGACATTGAAGATATTATTACAGAAATAAAAATAGGTAGAAATGGTAATATAAAATGCTATTTCTCCCTATTTTCTTGGTCATTATTAGATACAGAAATTTTTTTTGATTCTTCTTATACTGATGAAGAAAATTGATTTAAATATAAAATACTTAATAATAATAAAAATGGTATTTTATATTTATAAAATTATTGGTGTTAATTATATTGGTTCTACAAATAGGATTAAACAAAGATGTAGTCAACATAAAAATTTTTGTTTTAAAAAAAATGTAAAAAATAACTATCCTATCTACCAATACATTAGAGAAAAAGAGATAGATATTGAATTGGAAATTTTATTCTGTTATAAAAAAAAATGTAGTAAAAGAATTCAATTATTAGTGGAACAATTTTATATTAATAAATATGATTCTGTTAATAATGGATTAAATAATAATAACGCTTTTGGAGCAGATAAAAAAAAAACAATTCGACATAATAAAACTTATCGTGAAAAAAATAAAGAAAAAATTAAAAAAACGACCAAAAAATATCGTGAAAAAAATAATAAAAAATTAAAGAATATGAAAAAAGAATATTATGAAAAAAATAAAGAAGAAATAAATAATAAAAGAAAAGTTAAAATCAATTGTCCTATTTGTAAAAGTTTGATTAGAAAATATTCTTTAAAAAAACATCAAAAAACTAAAAAATGTTTAAAAGCAAAAAATAATAAAATTTCACAAAATGAAATAGATTTTAAATATAATCAAACAGCATATAATGAAGAAGGAGAGTTTATGAATTGGTATTAAATTCTTCTAAAGGTTTTATATATTTATGTGGTACAAAAGCACATAATTTCTTTTCCCAGCAGCCACGACGTGATGTTCCGCCAAGACGTACGCCGAATTGTTTTGCTTTTGGAATCCAATAATATAAACCATCAATACAATCCCAAACAATAACTGATATTTTATCTTTTGTTTGAAATGCCACTTCTAATTTATTTAATCCTATTTGTAAATCATAAAATTGATTATGGCGTATACGCCTCGTTTTTAACTCTATCTGATATTTTTCATTCTCGTAATCGAAAATATCATATTGATTATTTTGTTCTAAATCATCACCAAAAATTTCTTTGAATTTTGGTAATAATTTTTTTTCATTCGACAACCCCATTTGTAAATCTTTTTTTTTTATTTCCATCGTATAAATTGAAGTTAATTTATTATTAAGATTTAAACTTAAAAAGATAATTTTAAGTATTAAGTATAATGCAAAATCTTAACCATTACGACACACAAAAAAAATTCGATGAACTATGTGGATTTGAAAATTATTATGTTGTTTATAAATTTGGGACAAAAAATCCACTTCATGCTTTTAAAGATTTAGACCCAGCAAAAGCATTCACGGAAAAAGAAAGATTGAGAGGAAGTTCTTATGCTTTGCGTCCGGGCTTTAATAATTTAATTTGTATTGACCCAGATTATAAAAAAGAAGAAGAAAAGGGTGCTCTTGATTTGCCAGAAAAATTTAGAAAAACTTATTGTGATGAAACAACTGGAGGAAAACATTATTGGTTTATAATGCCTAATGGTATACCTTCTCATTATAAAAACTTTGTTAGACAAACAAAATATAAATTTGACTTTTTTTGTAATAAAAATACCGGTGTGGCTCATACAAATAGTAATATTCCAAATAAATATTATAATAATATATGTTATATGCCTCCCCAAATCTTACCACAAGAATTATTTAACGAAATTGATTCTTACCAAAAAAAAAATAAAATTGTTAAAAATAAACTAGCAGAAAATAAAATTGTTACAAAAGATACAAAAAAAAGTTCAAAAACTTCTTACAAACAATTAAGAAAAATGTTAAATATGTTGCCAATTAAATATTTTGATGATGGTATGCTTTGGAGGAAAATGTGTTGGATAATTCATTTTGAAACAAAAGGGAGCGATGAAGGTTTTGATTTATTTGAGGAAATGTCGAGAAAAGTTGAAAAATATAAAGATTTAGATCAAAGCGTTCATGTTAAAGAATGGGATAATTCAAATAAAGTAAATAATAAACAATTAACTATTGCTTCCTTATTTAAATATTTACAAGATGAAGGTTTTGAATACAAAGATATTTTAGGTCATAAAAAATTTGATAGAAAATATTTTGATAAAATAAAATCAGAAAAAAGTGATGAAGATATAAAAAAATTAGAAGAAGAAATAAAAAATATTGAAATAAAAATAGAAGAAACAGATGACGATGATAGAATTAAAGCAACAACAAAAAGAAAAGATATAAAAAAATTAAAAAAAAAAATAGCAGCTTTAAAAGAACAAATTGGGGCAATATGGGAAGATATGAAAAATGAAGAATATAGTTTAAAAAAAAAATATTTTGAAGAATTTAATTTTAAAATTATAAATCCATTTTGTTATGGCGTAGTCACCGAAAAAGAATTAATATTTTATAAAAAAGGAGATATGATTAATTTATATGAAAATTTAGAATTGGGCGGAGAAGAAGGATTATTTATTGGAACGTGGTTCAAAGATAAAAGAAATAAAATTATGGACTACGTTGAATTTTTGCCTACTGGTTTAAAATGTCCAAAAGATACATATAATTTATTTAATGGTTTTAAAATAGAGAAAAATAATTATGAAATGGTTGATATATCAAATATAAATATTATTTTAAATCATATTAAAAATTTAGGTGGTGGTGAAGAAAAATCTTTTGAGTATCAATTAAATTATTTTGCTCATATTATACAAAAACCACATTGCAAATCAAGAGTTGCTGTTGTATACAAAAGCGATAAGGAAGGTTGTGGTAAAAATTTATTTCTTGAAGCGTTTTATAAAACACTATTGGGAAGAGAATATGGTATGGCAACAGCAGACCAAGAAGATATTTTTAGAAGGTTTAATACATCTTATCAAAAGTTTATGATTATATTTGATGAGGCAAGAGGAAAAGATAGTTTTATGAATAGTGAAAAAATTAAATCAAGAATTACATGCGATGATGTTTATATGGAACAAAAGGGTTTCAAAGGAAAAATGATTATGGATTTTGCGAGGTGCTTTTTCCTTACTAATAATAGAACCGGTGTAAAGGTTGGATTAAATGATAGAAGATTTGTTATTTTTAAATGTATAGATTATTTTGCAAATGACCCAAAATATTTTAAACCACTAGCCAAAGCATTATATGATAAAAATATTATGAAAACATTTTATAACTTTTTAAAAAAGAGAGATATAGAAGATTTTGACCCAATTAACGACCGACCATTAACAGAAGAATATAAAAACATGCAAAGCGTAAATGTTCCAACTATTGCTCGGTTCTTTTGTTCATATGTTGATAATGAAGATTTTTATAAAGACTTTAATCAACAAACGCATGTGGATGTTATTGAAAAAGCAAGTGAACTATTTGAAAAATGTAATGAATGGGCGTTAGAAAATGGGTATAAAACAACTAACCAAACTGCTTTTGGATTAGATATTAAACAATTAAAAGGTATTGAAAAATATAGAAAAAATAGTGGAATAGTATATAAAATTAATCTAAATAAATTAAAGAACTTTTTAATTGATAAAAATTATTATGAAACTTTGGAACAATATGAAGAAAAAAATAGTGATTATCAAAAAAAGGGGGTTAAAAATGAAATTGTGTGTTAGTGTGTGGGGTGTGTTGCCCATATTTACCAAAGTTATATATATAATATATATTTATAAAACATTTTATATTTATTACAATAACTATTATATTACTATACAAACACTACACTCTACACTAAATATAATATATATATAATAATATATAGAATAAAGGGGTTATTATTTAATTATTTTTATTTTCAATATTTGAAATGAAGAGTTCAACCTTTGAAATCAATTATTTTCTATTTTGGTTTTCTCTCTTTTTATTATCTGATTGTTGTGATGAATTGTTTAAGAAGTGTCCTAGTAGTCCAGCAATTGTTCCAGTATAAAACTCGGCAGAATTTTCTTTAAATTGTAACATAAACATACAGAAGAACAATACTGATACACTAATAAACATTTTACCAATATATAAGCAAAGTGGTTTATCACATTTAAAACAACATGATTCAAAAGTATCATCTGGTTGATATAATAGTCTTCCTTCTTCATCGTGGAATATACCGCTTTCTATTTTTTGTATTTGTTTTTTTTCAACTATTTCATTATGCTCCATTTCTTTTTTAATTGGAATAATAACGGAATCTTTTGGTTTTTTATAATTTTTCTTCGGAACTTTTTTATCTTCTTTTTTTGTTTCCATTTATATATATGGAAATAGAAAATAATAATATAGAAAAATTCAATTACGAAATGTTAGATGAATGTAAACACGCACCAGCAATTATTTTAGCGTCTAGTAGAGGCGGAGGCAAAAGTGTTTTATTAAAATCCTTAATGCAATATTTAGATAAGCGTTTTAAATTTTCACATATATTTGCTTTTAGTCAAACCGATAAAATAGCAAATGGTTTACCTTTTATGAGGCAAGACCACATATTTAATAATTTAGATAATTTGAAATCAATTATGGATACAAGAATAAATAACCCAACACCAAAAAAAGATTTACCTTATATTTGTTTTATATTTAATGATATTGCATCTTTGAGAGAAAATAATAGAAGTATTAAAAATAGTGAAAGTTTAGAAAAACTTTATTCCATGATGAGGCATCGGAACGGAGTAGTGGTGACCCTCGTGCAAAAATTAACTATGATAAATCCTTTAATTAGATTAAATTCTGATGCTACTTTTTTATGGGTGGCTAAGTCCCATATAGTTAAACAAAAAATCAAAGACCAGTATTTAGGATTAGCAAAAAATAAAAAAGAAAGTGAAGCAATTTATGAACAAGTATTTAACGGAACTCCTTATAATTGCATGGTGGTTCTACAATTCAAACAAGGAGTAACTAGTTTAAAAGATTATATATATGAATTCGTTGCACCCTTCCCAGCACCCAAATGGAAATCTAAATCTTTAAAGAACATAAATAAAAAGGAAAAGAAAATAAATAAAAAATTAGAAGAAGAAAAAAAAAATATATTTAAAATATATAATGAAATTAAAACCGATCCTAAACTCCGCAGAAGTAATCGTATTAGGAAGAAGACCGAGGGATGATTCTTTTCCTAACCCAACTGAATTAAAAGTATTACCAAAATTTCCAAGATTAGATAATGCTTTCTATTCATATAACAGACAATTAAAAAGAGAAAAAGGGATGTGTGCTCCTATCCAAAAAGCAATCTACAATTTTGATTTTGCTGGAAATGGAGCAAGAGGCAGAAGCAAACACATGAATGAAAACTTATTAAAAGTTGCTGGAAATGAAAATATTAAAAAGAAACCGAAACCAGTTGTTGATATGGAATTAGATGCCGAAGCAGTTGAAGAACAAATGCAACTTAACTTTGATGGGACACAATTACGAGGAAATAGAGTTACTAGTGCTGACGAAGCCAAACAATTTATTAGAAAGTTCGGTGGTGTCGTTCGTCGCAATAGGGGAGAACACTTTAAAACTGGTAGATTCAGCGGTGGGAAACTACGCCGTGAGTACGAGGCTTCTACTAAAAGGTTTTCATCAACTGGTGACAATATTGAGGTTGAAGACGAATTCACAAATCTTTCCGAACAAATGGAAGCAGAACAAACAGATTTAAATGTAAAAATTAATGACGCTGGAATGTGAGTTTTTTACATTTTTTACTTCTTTGATGTCTTTTTATATGTTCTCTATTTGTTAAACAATTACATTTAGGACAAATAATTTTAATTTTGCGAAAATTTGGATTTTTTTTACGCCATTTTTTAGATTTTTCTAACATTTTTTTTTTATTTTTTTTATAATATTCATTATTCATTTGATTTAATTTTTTTTTATTAACTTGGTAATATTCTTGATGATATAAAGTTTTATTTTTAAAAATAGCATTCATTACATTTAATCCATTATTAATACTATCATATTTATTTATCCAATATTGCTCTGCGTATCTTCTACTTTTATTACTAACAAAATAATAAGCAATTGGGATTAATTTTATTTGCAACGATTTCTCTCTAATGTGAATATATAAAGGTATGTTATAAATTTTTCTTTTAACATTAAAACAATCTGAATTATGTTTCCATTTTCTACTATTTAAACTTTCAATTGTAGAACCAATATAATTAATTCCATCAATTTTATAAACAATTAATTTTTTTAATTTATCCATTTTAATTATTATTTTTAGTATAGTTATATAATTCAATTTATTACCCCTTTTTTTTAATAATATTTTAGGAAAAAATAAAATATTATTAATTTATAAATGGAAACTGTTTTTCAAGATAAAAAAATGCAAGACAAATTTAAGAGATTTGAAGCTGGTGCTAGAGATTTAAAGATTGATGGACTTGTCATGAAAACGAAACCTTTATTAAATAAAAAAGTTGGCGTTGTTTTAGATGGTCGTATTTATCCTATTATAAAAGGTAGAACTACTAGTTGGAGTTTTTTACAAAGTGCCACCACACCAAATAATAAAGAAATATTTAAAGCAGTTATTCAAGCAGTAACTAAAGCAAAAACAAAAGAAGACAAAGAAGACGCATATATAACGGCACTATTAGATGCTGGAAATATTCCACCAAATGTATCAATGTTTGCTTTAAGAGTTGCCGATATTGTAAAGGTAGATGCGAGAGCAAACAATGGTTTAAATTTATATAAAAGACAAAATATTAGAAGTTATTATCCGGAAGGCGTAGCTCCACCACCACCAAATACCGAACCACCAAAACCAGCGAGAGCATCACAAAAACAAATGCCGGATATGAAAAAAGAAGAACCGGAAAAAATGGAAAAGAAAAAAATGAGAGGACAAGAAATAGTAACAGATGATCCAAACGCACCTTTGGCTTTAAGGGCAAGAAATTATGACCCAACAAAATATGAAGGCAATCCCAAAATGGAAATAATAAAAGGAAAAGCAATTAGAGTTTCAAAATTACAAAGGGGAGAATTTGGATATGTTTTTAGAGGAAAAATATTTCCAATATGGAAAGCGGACAATTTGGCGGTTGCATCTAATAGTTGGTCAATGGTAGAAAGTAGAATGACAACACAAGAATTAGAACTATTTAGAAGAATGAAAGAAAAAAACAACGATGACGCATTGGGATTATATTATGATTTTATGGAAGAAGTCCAAAATATCCCAATTGAAGTTATAAGTCGTGGTCTAGAAGTTGCAAATAATAAAGGAACGACACAATTAGTTAATGTTTTGGAACAACGCATGAAAAAAAGTGGATACACAATAGAAGATGGATTTAATATTAATTTTGAACCGGAAGGCGAAAAATCTGTATTTCAAAGTTTAAAAGGTAAATTTTCTCTTTTATTACCAGTACAAAAATTAAAAAAATCTAGAACAAGATTAGGAAATGCCGAGTTTAAAAATATACAATACACAAAAGCAGAAATAAAAAATATATTTGATGGTATTGATATTTATAATAATGTTGAAATAGATAAATTAAAAGCAAAATTAACAGCGGAGGAAATGTCACAAAATATAAAAGTAGAAAGAGATACTAAAAAAATGGAAGAAAAAGAAAGAATGGAAAAAAGAGAAAAAAGAGCAATACCGCTTCCACCACCAATTAAAGATGATGAAGAATTAGAAGTCTTTGATGTTGACGCTGATGGAAATATTAGAGAAGAAAGAGCAGAAGAAGAAGAAGGAGAAATTTTAGAAAAACCAACTTTTGCGATAGAAGATGAAATAGAAGAACCGGACGCAATATCTCAAATACCCATAGAACAAAGAATTGGTTATAACCCACCAAATCCGCCAAATAATAATAATAATAATATACAAATGGAAATAAGTGAAGGAAAAGACGATGCCGAACGAAGACAAGTAGAATTAAATAAAGCAACGGCTGATGAAGAAACAAAAGCAGAAGAATTAGAAAAAGATAATATTCCGGACATTTCAAAACACGGACATCAAGTAGCAATCCAAAATGTTTTTATTAAAGAAGGAAAAGATTTTACTTTTATTAAGCAACAAGTGAAAAGAAATAAATATTTAAACAATGATAATAAAAATATTAAAGCGGAGATTGATTTAATTTATGCATACTATTCAACTTTATTTCCTTTAACAGCACCAAAAGAATACTCTGAAGATAATTGTGTAGAACTAAAAACATTAGAATTCCAATACAAAAGAAATATACAATTTGAGAGAAAATGGAAATCTAGTTTAGCAAATTCTATTGGTGGCGGTGGCGGTGGAGCATCAGCACCAAACGGACAAACAATGGGAGCAATAATTAATTTAGAAAACATGGGTATGACTGCTCAACAATTATTCCAACGAGGACAACCAGCAACTCAACCACAACCAACAGCACCATTAAATAATCCACCGGTTGCACCACAAAATCCAGCACAAAAAGATTCAACTGGTGGAAACCCAATTCCAAAAGGAACATCCGCACTTCCTTTAACAGATATACAACAAAAAGTAATTCCTCAACCACAGAACATTATACCAAAATCAAATAGAAAGAGAGCAAAGAGAGTTAAGTTCCAAGATGTAAAATTAAAAGTAAGACAGAAACAAATAAAAACAAACCTATTATTTACCAATCCAAAGATTTCACAAACTCCTCCACAACCGGAAGGAGATTTACCAATGTTTAATTTTAGAAATAAAATAAATAATAGAAGAAAATTATAATCTTTTAATATATAAATGCCTATTCTAACTTTACATTACAGAAATCAAAATCCTACTGGGTCACCATCAACCGATGATGATAAATACGCAAGACAAAAACTTCGCATGAGTTCTTTATCTGTACCAATTCAAAAATTAACTTTAATTGGTTATTGTATTAATTTAAGAAAATTTGATGGAACATTAAATGCTGGAAAATCTCATCAAATACCGGATCATATTTTAGTAGAAATACCGGAATTCACAACGCAAAGTGTTAATAACGTATCACCACCCAAAACTCATAACGGCGATGATTATGTGCAAACCCATTCTATCCCATTACCTTTAACAGATAATCTTAACACTATTCATTTTGGTATGAATTTAGATTTTGAAGTTAATAAAAGATTAAACCGAGAATTAACAATCCATTTAAAAAAATTTAATTCAGATAATGAAATAGTATCAATGACAACTTCAACAAATGCGGATGGGCAAGTTGCTGTGGATCATGTGTTACTTTACTTCAATTATAGTACGGTTGGAAAATTTTGATCCAGTTATTTATTATTTTTACAATTATTTAATATTTAGATATATTAAATAATGGATTTTTTTGAAGATTTATTTATCGGTGATGATAAAGAAACCAGTAGTCCAAAAATATCATATAAAAAATTAACAGAACCAGCAAAAACTAGAAACCCTAGGGGGCGTGACCAAAGAGGATTGGGGATAAATGATTTTGAATTAAAAAACAAACAGACCACCGCTGGTAAAGGTATGGATACTTTAAAACAGTCTGGAAATTTAGACCCAGCACAGATTGAAAAAATAGCAAGTAATTTACAAGGACAAGGAGCAAAAAGAAAAAAAGATTTAATTGATGATTTAATTGATGAAATAAAAAAAGGTAACGCTATTGATAGTGAAAGTTTAAGTGAAGAACAGAAAAACGAATTAAGGGAAAGAATGCAAGAACCAGCACCAACAACAAAAAAAGATTTTGAAAGAGGAATGGATGAACTTACTGGAATGGACAAAGATATTATACCAAAAGCAACAAGACCAAAAGACGATACACCACCTCCTCCACCATCAACAGAAATACCAACAACAGCACCAACAACAACAGATCCAGCAGAATTAGAACATTCTATAACAGCAACGCCATCAACTTCTTTACAAACTGACCCAATAATAGAACAAGGAAAAGAAAATCCACCGGATGCAACAATTTTTAGACAAATGATACATGTTGGGGCGGAATTGTCTTTTGATTATTTAAAACAATTTAGCGGATATGGTGGAGCAATTGATACGGCACAAGCAATAACAAAAAGGTTTTTAGGATTTCAATTTACAGATTTGGTAGACCTAGCAGTTGATAGTTTAAAATCAAATAAATTATCAGATGTTGGAAGTTTGAGAGGAACAACATCGGACAGAATAAAACTACAAATGAAAGATGCAGAAATGGGAGAACATTCTATAATTAAGAACGCTTGTCTTTATCCTTTATTAGTAGTTTCTTTTAAAATATATTTAGCGGATAGAGAAATGCAAATGGGATATATGGCGGACACGGTATTTAAACAAGGTTTTAAATATTTATTGGAAAAATATGTAAAATTAGATGAACGTCAAGTAAGATATATGATGTATTGCTGGGACAATTCACCAAGAGATTTATTAACAGCATATGAAAGAAATCGTGATGCAGTAAGAAATGTAACTCCAGCAGAAAAGAGATCTATTATGAATTACCACACTAATATTATGTCAGAATATGATAGAATATTTACACCAAATAAATTTATGGTTGATGTTAAGAGATATGAACACGGTGGAACAGAATTAAATCAAATGTTAATTAATTTAGCAAATCCAGTATTTTTATTTGAAATATCAAAAGTGTTTGCTGGTATTGATGAATTTATATTAAATATAAGAGATAATGAAGGACTTCTTTTAGGATTAATGGGATTATTATACGCAACAGCAATTAATGATGGAACTAATATGGGTGATGCATTATTAGCAAATGCTCGTGTTGATGGTATTGTATATTATCAGAAAAAAACAGAAGCACCAAAATTTAAAAATTTAGAAGTAGATTTATTAAGAGAAGCAAAAGATGAAGTTGAAGAAAAAATAATTGATGGAACTAGTTACATTATCTTTAGAGGAACTAATCCAAAACAAGATAAATTTTTAGAAAGAGATTTTATTAAAAACATGATAAATATGGCTGGTAGTTCTGAATTATTTAGCAATGAAGCATTTAATAGTAGAATTGTAAAAGCAACAGAAATTATAGAAAAGAGAGAAAGAGAAGGTATACCAATAAAAATAATTGGTTATTCTTTAGGAGGTATATTTTCTCTCTATATGTCATCTATATATCCCACAATTCCAACAAGAGTTTATAGTCCTATATTAGCAAATAATGAAGAAACAAAACAATTAATGGAAGGTTTAGAAATGCAGAATTCTAATTTAGAAATAAATTATGTTGAAGATGATCCAATCTCTGTAAATGTAAAAAAATATGAAGATAGATTAAATATTAAGAAACAAAAGAAAAGTAGATTTTTTGATGCCCACAAATTAGAAAATTATTTATTTAATCCATAATTTATTTTAATAAAGTTTTTTTAATAATTTTTTTTTCTTTTTGTATATTATAAATCATGAACATAGCCACAGAAGCGTTAAAACAATCAACCTTATATGCCTCTTCGATTCAAGGTGGAAATATCGATTATGATAGTTTCAAATATGATCTCGAAAAATCCTATCCTAACATCTACAAAGACCGCCACGTGGCGAAAGAATTCACCGGTCTCAAAAATGCCTCCCTAGGCTCCAGCGATTCGACCGAGGTCAGTGCCTTCGGTCTAGCTCGTGAAATGTATTTAAAAACCACAATCTCATATGTAACCCCAACTGTTGATGCTAATCAAGTCTGCAACGTTGCCCAGCATTTATACAAAGCAATCATTAGTCGAGTTGCCCTTCTTAACTCGTCTAGAGAAATTGCCCAAATTTATGGCGACACTATGCAGTGGCGAGCAATCTCACGCAACAACAGAGGCGAAAAAATGAAATGGCTTCTTGCTGGTAAACACAACCTTCAACTTAACGCAAAAGCTTTACAAGTGGTAGAAGAAAATCTTGCAAATGAAATTATTTGTGGCGATGCTGTAACCCAAACAATAACCTTTTACACTGACCTTCCTTGGTCTTTCCTCCAAGGCAAATTCCAAAGTGATGACGGTAAAAAGACGAGTGCTTTAGGTAATTTTAGATTTTTAGAGACGTGCCGTGTCCTAGTGGAAACCGCCCCAGCTCACGAAGTAGCAACTGGTGTTGGATCTGGAACATCAGCAATTACTGGAATGAAAATTGATAAAATGGAACTTTGTGTAAATTATGATATTCCAGAATCTTCCGATATGATGCAAATTGAAAACCAATATTCTTTAGATGTTCCTCTATCAGTTCTTGTAGGAAATGAAGTCCTAACTGAAACCGAAGTAGCAGCCACCTCAACTTCCACAACCCACTCTGTTAAAGTGTTTAATACAAATCTCGCTAAAGGCTTTCTCGTCTGTGTTCATAAAACACGTGACGCAACAGCAGCTCGGCGTCTTGGAGTGGCTATAACTTCTGGAGCATCAAATGGTTCTGCTGATTTAATTGTTGAACCAACATCCGCAGCCTTAGCCCTAGCCGCGAACAAACACGCCGCCAACCCTCATATGGGTCAATACCATTCCATAGCCGCAACTGATGATAGTCGGTTTGGATGTGACTACAAAAAAGTAAATGCCCTATCGGTTAAATCGTCCGGCCGTGTCCTTTTTGAAGCGGATTCATATGAACAACTTCTTTTCTGCACCACTAACATGACCAATTGGCTAGATGTTGCGGCCGGCAATGTTCGAGAAATTTCTCAAATTATGGATAAAAATAGTTGCAACGATGTTAATTTCTACTGGATTCCCTTCTGTGAAAAACCCAATGTAAACTCCTTCACTGGAAGTCTTGCTCTTAAAGGTCTAGCCACTTGCGACGTCAGCGTAACCTTCCCCTCCATTAGTGGTCAAAAATACAAAGTTAAAGTGTACACAATTCACCACAATATAGTTAGTGTTGATGCGAACAGTGGACGCTTAATACAGAGCGTCAGTTCGTAAATTTAGTTATTTTTAATACAATTTTATTTTACATATATAATATAAAATAGTATATAATGAATATGTTTTGTAAAAATAGTAAAAATGATAAAAGAAATACACCCATTGGTGCTTGGCAAGATGTATTACAATTTATAAATAAAAGAGAAAAATTGTGGTTGCCGTTCTATAATGATGGTGCTTGTAAAAAAATATTAAATGATTTAAGTTATAATAATATTGTGCATATTAATAAAGATTTTTTTAATTATGATATTAGCGATGCATTGGTAATTGATAATCCTCCCTATTCGATTAAAGAAAAAATAATTAAAAAATTATATACCGGTCGCAGATTCTCTCTTTTACTACCATTAGATACTATGGAAAGAAAATATATGAAGAAGTATTTAGATGGTTTCCAATTGGTTATTCCAGCATATAGATATAGTTATATGACAAATAAAAAACAACCACCTTTTAAATCTTGTTGGTTCTGTTGGAATTTACAAAAAGAATTAAAAACAGAAGAAAAAATAATATGGTTATAATATAAAATGGTAAATAAACCAAAAGACCAAACAATGTATAATAGAATTAAAGCAAGTGTTTATAAAGCAAACCCTAAACATAGTGCATATAGAAGTGGTCAAATAGTTAAAAAATATAAAGCTGCATATAAAAAAAAACATGGTAATGCATCAGCATATACTGGAACAAAAACAAAGACTGGTCTAACTCGTTGGTATAAAGAAGATTGGAGAACCGAAAAAGGAAAGAAAACATATAAAGAAGGCGGAACAATATTTAGACCAACAAAAAGAATAAGTAAAAAGACACCGGCAACAATGAGTGAACTTACAAAAAAACAAAAAGCATCAGCAATAAAAGAGAAAAAACGAACTGGAACAGTTAAAAAATATAAAAAGTAATATTTTTATAATTACAATTTAACTTTTTTTAATAGTTTTCGACATGCTTTTCATTAATTGTTGTTTATAAAAATTATTTGCCATATTTTCATAAAACACTTTTCGTTTTTCCGGTGTTGAGCCAGAGTATATAAGTATCCCTTGTCTTCTTGCTTTTTCTTTTTCAAAAGCATAACCCATTGCTGTATTTCTATCTCCTATACGTATTTTTTCTCCTTGTAATAATCGTTTTCTTATATCATTTGCCTTATCAACATCTTCTTCAATTTCTTTCATTTTTATTTTAATTTTTTCTTTTGTTCGTGGAATATTTTTAGGAGTTTTTTTCTTTTTTGGTGTTAAAGTTCCACCTAATTTTTTATTTATTTTTTTATAATGTTCTTTTTTTGCTTTCCTATTTCTCTCTTTTCCTTCCGCTTTTCTTTCTTCTTTCAAATCTTTTCTATTTTGTTTTGCATCAAATTTACTTATTCTTGAAGCCGACACATATGCTATTTCTTTTTCTTGCACTTTTTTAGCGAATTTAACCATTATAATATTATATAATATAATATTATTATGGACAATAAAAAAGAATTTAATAATATTTTAAAAACAATAGAAAAATTAGAAAAAGATTTGAAAGATTTTAATTGTAATGTTAAAAAATTAAAAATAAAAGAAAGAAAAAAAATAATAAAATATTGCAATTTATGTAAACAATTTCATTATGATAAATATATAAATTATAATAATGATCCGACAAATAATAAAAAGTTTAAAAAATTATTTTGTGTTTGCTAAATATATAATGGGTAAAAGTTATAAAGAGAAAAAACAGAAAAAAATAAACATGAAACCAAAAAAAAATAATAAAAAAAAAATGTTAAAGTCAAAAGTTAAACCTAAATTATTTAATGAGAGCGTTGGTCGTCAGCGTCCATTAGCAAAGCAAAAGGTTGGTTATTAAAAATTAATTAAATATTTTTAATTATAATAACTAACCCACGAGGGTTTAAAAATTGTGTCCGGTCGACCAGTTGCTTTATTAGCAACCGTCATTGTCCCCACTATGCTTTGTATTTTTCCTACAACCTTATTATAATTTCTAAATGTGTGTCCTCTTTTTTGTGGATATATTTCCATTAAATAACACTCTTTGCAACAGTCATTAAAACTCGGTGTCCCATTTATAAAATGCTCATCACATTTATAACATGACCAAGCCACGTCGTGAATACATTCATAACAATAAAGGCTGACTTCATTATAAACTTCTTTAACCTCGTCATTATCAAAATAAAATTTACATTTTTTGCAACGAAGAATCTCGCACTCTTCTAAATGTTCAGTCGCATTATCGAACCTTTTTTTTAACTCATTATTTTCTTTTTGGAGCCTTTCCATCTTTTTAAGAAGAAGGTCATTAAAACATTTAAGATAAGCAAAGTTCGCCATAATATAATATATAGTTGTTGTTGTTGTTATTATTTTTAAAAAATTTTAAATTTCAATTTTTTGGAAAATATAAAAAAAAATATTTTGGAAAAAAAAAATATTATTTTTTATTTTATTTTATTTTATTTTATTTTTTATAAATATTATAATTTTGTTTTATTTTTTTTAAAAATATTTTAATTTTTTTATTTTTAATTTTTAATTTATTATTTTTTTTTTTTAATTTATTATTTTCTTTTTGTGTTTTTTCTAATTTTTGAAGAATAATTTTATTAAGACAAGAAAGCTCGGCAAAGGTCGCCATAATATATAGTTGTTGTTGTTGTTATTATTTTTAAAAAATTTTAAATTTCAATTTTTTGGAAAATATAAAAAAAAATATTTTGGAAAAAAAAAATAAAAAATTATTTGCAATTATAA